ATCTTGATTAGTTAAACCTTTAGCATATAACAATTCATTAATATATAAATCATCATTGAGCTTATATACTTCTGCTATTGCAGTAGGATCATTAGAATAACCAAAGTCCATACCTAAAGCTATTAGCGTTGATTCTGTTGGTATATTGTTACATATCTCAAACTGTCTAAATATAGTTTCAGTAGGTTGAGCCATATCACCTAATCCATATATCTGCCAATAATTACTATCTAATTGTTTTAGCCTTTCTATTTCCTTTATTGTTTCATCAGGTAAAAAAGGATTATCTAAATAAGTTGATTTAATAAAAGTACAATCATCTCTATTCATTACATTATCATATATCCAACTATAAGGATCAGAGGGGTTAAAATCTAAATATATCTTTTCTGTACACCTTAACGACAACTGAATGAAGTCCTCCAGAGAAAACTCTGTTGACTCATTGAGCCAAAGATAATTTCTTTTTCTACCTCTAACTTTAGCAGGTTGGTCTACACTAATAAACTCTATTGTATTGTTATTTAGCTTATATGTAAGTTCTGACTTATTATGATTATCAGGATTATATAAATTATGTGATTCTAATATATTAAAGAAATCTCTATATGCAGAAGATTTAAGAGCAGGTAATGTTTTTCTACAAATAGTATATACCTTACCCTTTGATTGTAATGCTTTAAGTATTATTAATTGTGCTAAACTATATGTTTTACTACTTCTTGTTCCACCCTGATTAACTACAATTCTTGTACTAGCATTAAGATTCTTTTGTAGGACTACTGTTCCCTTTAGATTCAATGATTTCAATTTCAATCTTTTTAATATCTTCTTCGTTAGATGTTAGATTAATATTCTGTCTTTGTATATATCCTCTCTTATGTCCTTTGTGTTGTAAATAGAATATTATACTTTTCTCTTTTTCGTTTTCTATATTCTTAAATAGTTTACTTTCTACAAAATCTAGTTTAAGGTTATCTATCTCATCTACCTTTTTTCTAAATTCTTCATCTTCTTTATACCATTTATAAAAACTACTTCTACTTATGCCTGACCTATTACAAGCAGTTGATACTATTCCTAAACTACTCTCTAATGCTTGTAGTAATGTTTCTTTCTTAAGGTTATGTTCTTTTTTGCCCATTTTATTAAATTTATTTTATAGTTACTTTATACCCTTTAGCCTTTAAATCTTCATATAATTTATTAGCTAACTTAATGTCTTTTTCTTTTACTGTTACTGTTGTTGGTTTATCTTCTTCTATTTTGTCTATGTTAAAACCAAGCTCTATATGTTTAAAACCCCAATCTAACAAATTGTCTATATCAAAGTTACATAACATATCCATATCCCATTCTGCAGTATTTTTGTTTAGCCTTATGTTTAATTCTTTCTCATCTTCTTTAGATAAGTTTACTCTAACTACTGGTACAAGCTCTGCACCTAGTTCTCTCATTATTCTTAATCTTTGATGTCCACCAACTACTGTGTTATCTGCATTTATTATTATAGGATCAACTAGACCAAACTTTTCTAATGAGTTTCTTAAGTCCTCATATTGTTTGTTAGTCATTCTTCTAGGGTTATACTCTGCAGGATTTAATTCTGCTATTTTAACTTTTTCTATTTTCATTCTTTATTATTTCGTCATATATTTTATCTCTTTGTTTTACCGCTTCTACTAAACTATTATAATCGTAAACGGGTTTTTTATTTCTTTCTTTATATAACATAGTATATATTGGCTCTTCTGTTTTCTTGTCTGCAAAAAATATATCTTTTGTTTTTTCACAATACAATAGTAAAACTTCTTTTTTATAGTGTTTACTTGCTTTTTGTTCTATAAACTTCCAGTTGTTTTTTATCCACCATTTAGCTTCTTTATATGACATTTTTTCTATATTCATTAGTATCTATGATTATGTTTATATTTATTTAATTCTCTTAATTGATTATTAAATTGTTTGTCTGTTTCTGCTTTTATATGACA